GAGTATCAAGTAGTAACACTTTGTATGATTCGGGGAATGAACTGTGATCATCTACAAAATAAGACTTGGTTTAAACATTGAACACACTCCTAGATAATATTCTTCTTAATCTTAAAATAATTTCTCTTTTTATGATCATACTTGTTTGTCTAAAACTAATAGTTAATGGGGTACACGTGAATGTTCAAGGTGATGCTACGATTGCTAATAGCAGAGTAACGATAGAAGAAGTTGGTAAGTGGGTGGAGGAGTGTATTCCAAAGAGTAACTTATGAATGCCCTAGACCTACCACTTTTAATAGAGATTACAATGGTGGTTTTTACTATTATCTTTGCAGCGTGGTTATTATTTTGTATGAAGTCATAACTTATGAAACTAACTACTAAAGACCTCAAAGACATTTGGGACTCCCAACTATGCGCTCCACTTTCTATGGAGATGAAAAAGAAAGTTGTCATGGCAGTTAATGAGAAGTTGGTAGACTGGGCTGAGAAGGGGGAGCTAATTAAGGGGCTTAAGATTTACGGATTAACCGTTGGTCAAATAATAGAACTAAAAAACTTTTATGAAGCTGAAACAGGGGAAGATCCAGTGAAAGAACTCTAACCCCCACCCAACAATCGTCTTTTAAATGCACTATCTTTTAGTTTTCGGATGTGCATATCACGCCAAAACTTTGACCACCATGCGTGCTTAGCTTTCTTCTGCCTGTGGTTAAATGAGCCTCTAAATTCTTTTCTCATATCTGTGGTACCATAAGCTATCGCCCTACATTTCCCAAGTAACCATATTTAAGTTAGCTTAGGCCCCTATCCGATATGGCATCTAACACACCTATCTATTCTGCCAGAGATGAGCAAAAGCTAATGACAGAGATTTGGGATCCCCAAATAGCTGATGACCCTTATAAGTTTGTAAAGTTTATCTTCCCATGGGGCAAAGCAAATACTCCTCTTCATCATTTTAAGGAACCAAGAGCGTGGCAGTGTGATGAATTACAAGCGATTGGGGAGCACATAAAAAGGGAAAAGAAGAGAATTAAAAAGGGTTTAGAGCCTAAGGTCTATCAATCAGCAACGGCTTCTGGAAGAGGCGTTGGTAAATCAGCCCTTACTGGGTGGTTAAATATGTGGGCAATGTCAACACGTCTTGGAGCCACATGTATTAACACAGCTAACACAGAGCAGCAATTAAAGACAAGAACCTGGGCGGAATTAGGTAAGTGGCACACCCTATCTCTCAATCGTCATTGGTTTGATAAACAGGCCTTAAGCCTAAAACCAGCCCCTTGGTTTGGCGATAAGTTAGAAAAGCAATTACAGATTGATTCGACTTATTACTATTCAGCAGCCCAACTTTGGTCAGAAGAAAACCCCGATGCTTTTGCGGGAGTACATAATCAATATGGAACTTTAGTGATCTTTGATGAGGCATCAGGAATTCCTGAAAAGATATGGACGGTAACGGAAGGCTTCTTCACGGATCCTATACTTTTTAGGCTTTGGTTGGTATTTTCCAATCCCCGTAGAAATACGGGAAGCTTCTTTGCTTGTTTTAATGGGCCACAGAGGAAGTATTGGAATCGAAGAAATCTAGATTCAAGACGGGTTGAGGGAACGGACAAAACTTATTTGAATCAAATTGTGGAAAAACATGGTGATGATAGCGATGCAGCCAGGGTGGAGGTGAAGGGGGAATTTCCAAGACAAGGTGACCAACAATTTATATCAAGGGAGATTATTGATAATGCACTCAAACGTGAATTACAAAAGGATGTCTATGCCCCTCTCATTATGGGAGTTGATCCAGCAAGGTTTGGGGATGACAAGACAGTCATACGTTTCCGTCAAGGTAGAGATGCTAAATCCATACCGGCTATTAAGCTTAAGGGCGCGGATAATATGGAGGTCGCTAATACTGTTGCACATTGGATCCAGAAAACTAATCCTGATGCTATTTGCATTGATGCCGGCAATGGGACTGGAATTATCGACCGACTCCGAGAATTAAAATATAAGGTGCATGAAGTGTGGTTTGGATCTAAATCATCAGATGCCGAGTGGGCCAATAACAGAACCCATCTGTGGGCTAAAATGAGAGATTGGTTGGGTGGTGGGTGCATTGACGATGATAGAGAATTGACCGATGATTTAGCGGGGCCTGAGTACAAGTTTATGGGACGATCTGATAAACTGATGTTAGAAACCAAAGAAGATATGAAAAAACGTGGTATCGCAAGCCCAGATGATGGTGACGCTCTAGCTTGTACGTTTGATATTAAGGTTTCAAGGCGTGATATAAGAACTGGCAGAAATAGCGTGTATAATCAAAACCGATTTATTGCTAAGGACATTGATTACCAATTTTTTAAATAGGGGGATATATGGCATTTAGATTAAAACCAGATCCAAGAACAGGTGAAGTTCCTTTGTTTTCAGGTGGAGCTACAGGAAATGCAGGTATTATCCCTGTACCACAAAACCTTCAAAAAACAGATAGCGGTTTAGAAGATGCCGAGCAAGTGGTTCGTCAAAAACGTGGTAGAGCAAGCACCATTGTCGCCGGTAGAAACCGACGTGGTGGTGGCGATGAGTCTAACGATTCTGGTCTTTTAACCCGCGTACTATTTGGATCTTAAATTATGGCGCATGAAGCTTCCCCCGTAGCGATAGCTATTATTCAACAATTTGCTCAGCTATCTACTAACCGTGGGAATTGGGAATCACATTGGCAAGAAATTGCAGAGAGAATTTTAAATGCGCATTCTACCAACTTTGTTAACCCAGGCTCGCAAAGCACTAGAGGAGAAAGACGCACTACCGAATTATTTGATTCTACTGGTAGCATTGCTCTTAATCGTTTTGCAGCTATCTTGGACTCTCTTTTAACTCCTAGAAACCAAACTTGGCATAGAGTATTAGCAAGTGACAGTAATTTAAATAAAGATCGATCAGTAATGCTTTGGTTTGAGCAACTTAATCGAATTGTATTTAAATATAGGTATGCTCCACTTGCTAATTTCTCTTCTCAAAATCAACAACAATATACCTCCCTAGGCGCTTATGGAACGGGTTGTATGTTTACTGATCAATTGGCCGGGGGACCAGGGGTGAGATATCGCAATGTGCATTTGAGTGAATGCTATTTTGCTGAAAACCATCAAGGGTTGGTCGATACGGCTTTTAGGCATTTCCCGATGACTGCCCGGCAAATGGTTCAGAAATGGGGAATGGAAAATGTACCTGCTAGAGTGCTTGAAACTACCAAGACTCACCCCCAAAGAGAGTTTTTTATATTACATTGCGTAAAGCCAAATACGCAGTTAGATCCAAGACGGGCTGATTTTAGAGGAATGCCCTTTTTGGCCTATTATGTGTCTATTGAGGGGCAAGTTCTTTTAGATATTAAAGGCTTTACTTCGTTTCCGTATTCTATTTCCAGATATGAACAATCTCCGGGAGAGGTTTATGGAAGAAGCCCAGCAATGGATGTATTGCCAGCCATTAAGACTCTCAATGAGCAAAAGAAAACTCTTCTCAAGCAAGGTCATAGAACAGTCGATCCAGTTCTTCTTACTCATGACGATGGTGTTGCTGATACTTTCTCTCTAAAACCAGGGGCTATTAATACGGGGGGAGTTTCTAGAGAAGGAAAGCTATTAGTTCAAGCACTTCCTGTTGGTCGAGTCGATATCGGTAAGGATTTAATGGATGATGAGCGCGCCGTGATTAACGATGCGTTTTTAGTGACTTTGTTTCAAATCTTAATTGAAACTCCCACTATGACAGCAACGGAAGTCATGGAGCGAACCCGTGAAAAGGGCATTTTACTTGCTCCTACCATCGGTAGACAGCAATCAGAGTATTTAGGACCATTAATCGAACGAGAAGTAGATTTACTTGTGAAACAAGGACTTGTGCCTCCTCTACCTCCCATTCTCTTAGAAGCTGAGGGAGATTATCGTATTGAGTACGATTCTCCACTTTCTAGGGCACAACGCGCAGAAGAAGCATCAGGGCTTTTAAGAGCGGTAGAGGCAGCACTTAATATAGCTGGTCAAACTGGGGATCCTGCCCCTCTTGATCATTTCAATTGGGATGTGATTATTCCCGAAATATCTGCTATTCAGGGGGTGCCCACTAAATGGCTCCACGGGGCTGATGCAATTAGTCGGGCAAGACAGGCAAGGGCTGAACAAATAAAGCTTCAAAACCAAATTGATGCTGCCCCAGGAGCTGCTGCACTACAAAATGCAGGCACCAAACGTCAGCAAGGTGGTAGGTAATTTCCACTCAATCCATGCAAGAAACCAAACATAGATTATCTGCTAGACGCCAAGCCTATTTACAAGTGTTTGACCCAAAGAGTTTATTTGTAAAAGCACTTCTTAAAGATTTAGCCAAATTTTGTAGAGCCAACGCTTCCACTTATGATGTTGATCACAGAACCCATGCACTTTTAGAGGGTAGACGTGAAGTATGGCTTAGAATTTTACAACACACCAAATTAACCGATGATCAACTTTGGGAACTTTTAAGATAGGAGAATTATTATGCCAGAAGCACCAGCAATAAACGTATCCGCGGGAACACCAGATTCATCTGCACCAGTAGGGGCCGCACCCGATGCTACGCCCAATACTGTCCCTTCGGTACCAGTTCCTCCAAGTTCAGTGGACGCGCCTATTGTGGTAGCCGCTAATACAGTTGATGCCCCTCCCGTTAAAGTGGCCGCTTGGACTGATGGTCTTAGTGATGAATTAAAAGGGTATATCGGCGTTAAAGGGTTTAGAGATGTTGCTACTCTTACTGATTCGTATAGAAATCTAGAGAAATTGACCGGGGTTCCCCCTGAACGAATGGTCAAACTGCCTGATAAATCCGATTCTCCTGATTGGGCCAATGTTTATACCAAACTAGGTAGGCCTGAAAAAGCTGAAGGTTATGAAACAAAAGCCT